AGGACGTTGACGAGGTGGTTACAGGGCGTCAACCCATGGAGGACAAGCTTAAAAGGTGGTATGAGGCACAAGGCTATAAAATGTATGACTTCGAGGTCAGATATAACGTATTTAACGGACGGTTTTACATATCAGCGCGCCTGCGCCGCCCACCGGATAAGTTAAAAGACAGGAAGGAGAGGTTAAAAGAATGAATTTAAGAAATGCATTAAGAAGCGAGGACACCGAACAGATAAACGTGATCGCATGGGCGGACTGGAACGCGATTATGTACCCGGAGCTTAGGTGGCTGCACCATATACCCAACGGCGGCAGCAGGAACAAGGCGGAGGCGGTCAAGTTTAAACAGATGGGAGTGCGTTCGGGGGTATCGGATCTGTGTTTACCTTACCCGAAGGGAATTTACCATGGGCTGTACATTGAAATGAAGTATGGCAGCGGAGTGCTTCAGGGCACACAGAAGGAGTTTCTGTCCGATATGGCAGAGGCAGGGCACTATGTGGCAACGTGCTATTCAGCTGAACAGGCAGTTAAAGTCCTTAAGGAATATATAGGGCTGGCACGTCTGGAATTTGCTCCGGAGGGTTTTACATCCAGGATGTCCAGACCGAACAACAGTGTCTGGAAGGATGACAGACTGCCATGCGGGAGGTGATGACATGACGGAAGATGAGGTAATGAACAAAATGAGGGCATCGGCAAATGAGTTCGATGCATTGTGCCGGAAGCAGCAGTATGTCATGGCTATCAATTTGTATTACAGGGTACGTGCCGTTGCCGTGTACATAGAAATGCCGGAGGACAGGCTCACAGAGCTGTTTGGAAGCTATGGAGAGACCGAGGAGCAGAATATTGTTCCGGGGCTGTTTCCAAGACAGATAATAACAAGCGTGGCTGACCGCGCAATGAAGCAGGAGATTGAAGAAAACAGCAGGGGAAACCCCACACAGGTACATGATTTCAGGACATATCTGCCACGCAGTTATTTCAAGTCCAGACGATAACCACAAATGAACAGAGTAAATAAACAAAACAGGAGGACAATACATCATGAAAATTATCGCGGTAATGAACCAAAAGGGCGGCATAGGCAAGACAATGACAGCCGCTAGTATCGCCTACATATTAGGCGAGGAGCATAAGAAGAATGTGCTGGTCGCAGACGCAGACCAGCAGGGCAACATATCACTGCTGTACGGCAGATATGACCCGGAAGGGCAGGGAATGCCTGAACTGCTTGAGAACCACAGGGCAGCAGGAGGGACATACTCGACGGCGGAGCTTATACAGACTACACCGTATGAGCACATAGATATCATTCCGGCAAATGGATATCTGATGAGAACCAACATGCGGCTTCTCATGGAGGAGGGCGGTGACCAGATATTGAGGTTCTCTGCGGCAGTTAATGAAGCAAGGACGGTGTATGACTACTGCATTGTGGACTGTGGTCTGCTTATGGACATGACGGTGACGAATGTCCTTGCGGCAGCAGACCTTGTGATTGCACCGGTCAAGATAGGCGGCTTCGAGATAGAAGCTGCTGATAATATGAATACCCAGATTGATTCCTTCCGAAGCGTTAACCCGGATATCAGGATGAAAGTCCTTCTGACCATGCGCCAGGGCAACCGGACAACGGCGCAGATTGAGGAGTGGCTCAGAGAGTCATCGGGGCATGACTGCTTCGCGACAGCGGTGCGACGCTCAATAATGGCTGAAAAGTCAACTGTTGCACACCTCCCACTGCCGGCCTTTGCGAAGCACAGTCCGGTCACACAGGACTATAGGGCGGTTGTGGATGAGATAATTAAAAATACACAGGAGGATTAAGGATGGCTTGGAATGTTATAGACCAGTTAAATAAAAATGCGGCGTCGGCTGTTATGGATGACAGCCCGAAAGCGCGTTTCCGCACAAAGGATATCAGCATTAAGAAGATGTACAGCAATGACAATAATTTCTACTCAATGCCAGATATCGAGAAGCTTGCGCAGGACATTTATGTGTTCGGTTTAATAGAGAACCTTGAAGTGGTCTATGCACCCTGCGAGCGCGGTGATTACAGGATAACCGCAGGAGAGAGAAGATGGAGGGCGCTAAATCTCCTTGTGGAGCAGGGACACAGGGAATTTGAGATTGCGACATGCCAGATTCAGACGCCGCAGTCTGATAATGAGGAGCGCCTGCGCCTCATTGTGGCAAACGCATACAGGAATAAGACGGTGACCGACATCCTGGAAGAGGAGCGGCAGCTCAAAGAGATTCTACAGGACATGAGGGACAACGGACAGACGCTGAAGGGCTACAGGCTGGACAGCGGAAGGCTCCGTGACGTAATAGCGGACATGCTGAGAGTGCCTGCCAGCAAGATAGGGCAGATTGAGAGTATCAACCGCCATCTGCTTCCTGAATTTACAACGGAACTTAAGGAAGGGCGCCTTACTTTCACGGCAGCCTATGAGATAAGCGGAATGACCGAAGAAGCACAGAAACAGATGCTTGAAAGATACCGTGAGAACGGCTTGACGTTCAGGGAGGTGCGTGAGGCAAAAAAACAGCAGGAGGAAGCGGCGGCAGCAGCACAGATAGCGGGACAGCTTGAGATCGAACCGGATGGAAGCCTTCCGGGAATTGGGGACGGACATATACCGGAACCGGAGACGGCTCACAATTATGGTGAACATCCGGATGATTCAGCAGAGGAAGCGGAGGCAGCAGGCGGGATGGAGAGCCGGTCTGAGGATGAGTATATAGAAGTGCACCCGGAGAGCGTGGTCTCACTCTGCTACAGCTGTAAGAATTATTCGGGCTGTGAAGCAAGGACGGCTGCATGCATTAACTGTGACATGTATATTGACAAGGCAGAATCAGAGAAAACCCCGGAGCAGCTATATGATGAGGAGCAGGCTGCCATGGACCGTGAGACAAGACGTAAATTAAGCCGGCAGGCAGATGAACAGAAAATGCAGCAGCTTCCATCGGACACGCAGAGACAGGTTAAGATCCATGAGGTAAAAATAGGTGCGACTTTCTTTGAAGAAGCCGCCTGCGGAAAGAAGAACTTTGAACTCCGCAGGAATGACCGCGGTTACAGGGTCGGGGATATGCTTGAGCTGCAGGAGTACAGGGATGGTGCATATACCGGCAGGACGTGCCGCAAACTCATAACATACATGCTTGAGGACTACACAGGACTTCAGGAAGGGTACTGCATTCTTGGCTGTGAGCTCATTGCGGGTGAAGATGAGTCCGGCACCGGAGCAGCGGGAGAGGAGGCATAACCCATGCAGGAAGTGAACATATACCTTCTGAGTGACATAAAAGGTCCCGGAAGAAAGAGCACGGGCACGTACATATATGTTATCGCAATGAAGAACCCTGAGATAAAAGGCAGCGTAAAGGGAGTAAAGACAGTAAAGGACACAACAGCGAATCAGATTGAGCTTATGGCGCTCATAGAGGCGCTTAAGCGTTTTAACAGGAAGTGCAGCATTGAGATATACACAGACAGTCCATACCTGATGGCGGCATTCAATAATGATTGGGTGTACGGCTGGAAGGCTAACGGCTGGAAAACGGCAGCAGGTAAGGAAGTTGCGAACAGAAAAGAATGGGAGGAGCTTGTTAAGGCTGTTGACGGATATCTGATCAGGGTATGTGAGCTGGCTCCTGTACAGCGCAATATTCTTGAATCTGAAATGCACAGAAGCAGTAAAAAAACTAATTACGCATAAACGAGGAGGATGAACAGATGACGCAGAATAATTGTGTGGTACTGCAGGGGCTGATACTGAGCATTCATTTCAGCCATGAAACACATGGAGAGAAGTTTAGACTAATAGAATTGAGCATAGAACGCAAAAGCGGTGTCGCGGATGTGCTTAACATTATTGCTTCCGAGTGGCTTCAAGGCTCGGATGTAAAAGAAGGTGAGTACATAAAGGTGAAAGGCGAGTTCCGTTCCAGAAATGTACATACACCGGAGAGGAGCAGGCTTGAGCTGAGTGTTTTCGCAACAGAAATAACAAAGTTCGATAGTGAGTTCGACTATCTGTTTGACAGGGAGAGCGAAAACAGAATAGAACTTGATGGCTATATCTGTAAGCCTCCGGTTCTCAGGAAAACACCATACGGAAGGGTTATAGCGGATGTACTGCTTGCCGTCAACAGGACAAGCGGCAGAAGCGATTATATACCTTGCGTGATGTGGGGAAGGACAGCCGGATACGTGTCAAGCTTTCCGGTTGGCAGCAGGCTAAAGCTCACAGGACGCATTCAGAGCAGAAAATACAATAAGAAACTGACA